GTTTTTCTACATGGTCACAACATCGCAACCGTAGACCACTCTACAAATGCTGTAAAGGTATCAAGTTGCGGATGGCAGACTGTCACTACTAAGTCACGCTTAAATGCTATACTTAGTGAGGTAAAATACGGTTGTTCAGTATTTCAAAAGAACTGGAATTGGTACGTTTCATTCAATCGTCAGACACAAGATTTCATCGATGGAATGATACTTATCGACTCTAATTTCCTGGAGGTGGCATAACATTGCCCCTCTTTTTTCTGTCCTTTATTATTCTTTTACCATGCAATCTTTATCACAAAATGTATACGACGAGGTGTTACAAGTTTGGATAGGTAACACTGACCATGACGATTTCAATGTAGGTTGTGAACTATTCGAGCAAAGTTACATTGATTCGTTGTTAACTAGTGGGGACAATTAATATGGAATTTAATATGAAACCAAATTGGAATCAACCCCAAGGTGTTAAACTTAAGGCATCACAATTTGAGAGTATAAAAGATAACTTTGCAGCATGGATTGTAGGCAATAGATGTAAAGATCTTTCAATATCTATCAATGCTTCGTTATTTGTTTGGGTACGTAATCGTCTAGACTATATGATATTAGGCGACGTATTAGAATCAATAGAAGAATCAAAAGACGAAGGGTTAGTAATACAAATCATGCGACAAAGTAATATTCACGACGACATAATCAGGATATTTACATTCAACAATTACCCATCATCTTCGTACGGTAATTTACATCCACATATGTTTTTTGGGAGGACTAAATGAAACTTAAGAACGTTAATCGTTACACCAGAGCAGGTAGAAACGGTAAGGAGATTACATGCCCTAAGTGTAATCATACTGCAACAGTTTATCATTTTGCGTGGAGTGCCGCAGGATGTTTAGGTTGTAGAGAATACATTAACAAAGAAGATTTCTTAGTTAAAGTATAACAATCACTCCGTAATATTCCGAGGCGAGCGATTTTTTTCTTTCCGAGATACGCAGGCCTCGTTATAAACAATGTTCACCCTAATCCTTCAAACAAAATGTCAACAACCCCACAACAATTGAGAGAAGAAGCAATCAACATCCTTGAGACAATCGAGGATACTGTTTCATACTTATGTGATGAAAATCTCTTGTCTGGTGAGAAAGTTTGGTGTATGATTCATGCACTAAGTGAATCTAAGATGGAGGAATTTCCATTAGATCCTGACTACGAACTTGACTAATCTGTGAGAATAAATTATAATGAACCTAACGTAATTTGTGCCACTATGTATGAACCAGAAGTTAACGATTACGTCATTTGGAAAAGACCGAACACAGACATAATTGACGAGGGTTGGGTATATTTTAAAGGAGAGAAATTAGAGGATAAAAAAGGATTTAAACCGCACACGAGATACTTAACAATAGAGACATCAATTAGGGAAAAACCAGTATGTAAAACCTCAGACAAATTTAGACAGAAACATAATACTTTAAAGCACAAATATATCCATACATTATTGTTATGTAACGATGCTAATTGGAGTCAACTAAAGTATGTCAAATCAAGACCAAATCCTTACTCAACTGAATATTTTCGACGGACAATCTGAAGGCCTAATTAACAACAATCCAACACAAGATTGGGATGGGTTAATTTATACTTTCTGTTATACGAGTAAGGATAACATAGTGAATGGATTTTACCAGACATATTGTATAGATTCTTGGGGCAAATTAAACACACTAATGTTAATGAATTTGTTCAAGGATTACGACTACAATATAACAGTTAGAAAGCATGAATTGCCCCCTAGTTAGTAACAACAACTCAGGGGGTATTTCTGTGGAAAAAGTATTACTTTCTGTGGAAAACTAGTGGATTATGTGTTAAAAACGTTTAATTAAATGTAAATTGATTGTTTATACTTAGTAGAATATTGTCTTCAGAAAGTGTTATAAATACCCTGCTAATCGTGCTGAGGTTTAGTGATCTTAGCGAGCATAACATAGAAGAGAGTTCTTGTCAAGTACTCGCTACACGGTTTGTAACATATAAGGGGTTGCAATTAGCAGTCTTATAAGTTATAATTAGTATAGGACAATCACTCGAAGGTTATGTACACTAACCCTGCTGATGATTTACAGCATATTCGTGTTACTTTAGACTTTGAAATTGATGGGAATTCTTTTCATCCAAATCAGATAGATTACCATGCCTTATTTGATATAAATGAGGACAAAGAGAAACTATCAGTTACCGTCGAGAATTTGTCAGTTGACATTGACACTTTATGGGAGCAATCTTATGGCCTGATTAACAACAACTGATATGGACAGTTCTTAACATTTAGATTGACAGATTGGCAGTCTTATGTTATAATCAGTACGGACAGTATTTCGGCGTTCGTTGATAACGGGGCGTGTCCCGATGCGTTATAAAAAAAGTACCTAACGCTAACCTACAAAAGTCTGCTTTTAGCATATAAATTTTTTCAAAAAATTTTTCTATATAAAAAACCCCGCCAAGATTTTTTTCATGTATAGATTTTTCCGCCCTTGGGGTTTTTACGAAGATCATTTTCAAGAAGATGGTTATAAGTTAAAGAGATTAGTTGTTGAACCTAATAGTAAGTTATCTCTACAGTATCATTATAAGAGGTGCGAGCATTGGGTATGTGTCAAAGGGTATGGTAAGATTATACTTGGCGAAGATACTCTAAAAGCCTATCCTGGTAAATACTTCTATATTCCCACTAAGGTGAATCATCGTATTATGGCAGGAGACGACGGTCTTACCATTATCGAGGTTCAAGTAGGTGATGAATGTATAGAAGAAGACATTGTGAGGATTGAAGATGACTATGACAGAGTTTAGTTACCACATATATGCTAAAGGAGAAGTCCTCTTTCACAATCTAAGTGAAGAGGACTTTAATGTTAGGTGGAGTATGTTGAACAGTATGTGTGGACCTAGTACACCTCTAGGAAAAGTAGCAGACTTAAGTTTTGAGAGAGTCTTATCTTTACCTTCAGGAGACGATAGTTACTAATGACTCTTAAAGATCATATGGCTCCTAAGAGACATTGGAAGAAAGAAGATTGGTTAAAACATGCACATGTAATGGTACATTCTCCTTGGATTGATGATAGTGAAAGAGAATATTGGAGTGATAAAATAAAAGAACTTAGTTGACAAATCATATACATAGCGTGTATAATGAATGTGATGAGTTAATTATTCATGGCAAAAGGATTTACCGTAAAAGCATCTGCTCCTAAGAAAAAAGAAGCAGAGTGGGATATAGATGCTATAAAAGCCAGAATGAAGGGTAAAAAGATTGTCTTCTGTCTACCAGGCAGAGGATGTTCTTTTGTGTTCTTAAAGAACTTCGTTCAACTTTGCTTCGACATGGTTCAGAATGGAATGAGTATCCAGATTAGTCAGGATTATTCATCTATGGTTAACTTTGCACGTTGTAAAGTATTAGGTGCAAATGTATTACGTGGTCCTGATCAAAAACCTTGGGATGGTAAGTTAGAGTATGACTATCAATTATGGATTGATTCAGACATCGTATTTACATCAGAGAAGTTCTGGCAGTTATGTGATCTTGCCGTTCCTGCTGAAGGTGACGAAAAGCGTATCACTGCTGGATGGTATGCGACTGAAGATGGTAAGACTACTTCTGTTGCACATTGGTTAGAAGAAGACGACTTCCGTAAGAATGGTGGAGTCATGAATCATGAAACCGTAGAGACTATTTCAAAGCGTAAGAAACCTTTCACCGTAGACTACACTGGTTTTGGTTGGGTTATGATTAAGAATGGTGTCTTTGAAGATGAGAACATGAAGTATCCTTGGTTTGCTCCTAAGATGCAAGTGTTTGAAAGTGGTGCGGTTCAAGACATGTGTGGAGAGGACGTTAGTTTCTGTTTAGATGCTATTGAAGCCGACTATGAGATTTGGTGCGATCCTCGGATACGTGTTGGACATGAAAAAACAAGGGTACTATAAGTTATGGCAAAATCAAAAGGAGTACTCGGTAACGAGACCGTAGAGGCAAGACCCAAAAAAACTCGACAAGGAAGAGGCAAGCACACCAAATATGCGGCCTCGTCTCGGAACAAAGCACCTAAGAGGTATAGGGGTCAAGGATGATAGACTATGATTTAATCAATGAGAAACTTAAAAGCGGATTAACACTCCGCTTTGACGTAGGTCTCTCTTTTAATATGCCCAATGCCACCCAATGGTTACGTAATGACCCAAACGTCTATGTTATTGGAATCGAACCACATCCTAATAACTTTAAATCTTGTTGCTCGCACTTGGAGACTCTCGATGCGGGGGATAGATGTTACCTTATTGAAGCTGCTATTTCTGATGTCGATCAATCCAGAGACAAAGATTTCTACGGACTTAGTGGAGATCCTGGCACTAGTTCTCTTTGTAGACCAATTGGAAGATTTGAAAACCTCGTTGACAGGGTATATACCGTCGAGACAGTTAGTTTAGCATCAATATTAGATAATTTAAATTACACAAAGGTAGATGTACTCAAAACTGACACACAAGGTAACGATTTAAAGGTACTTAAGAGTGCTGGAGACCATTTAAAGAACGTAGATTTCATATATGCGGAGTATGATGAGTCAGAAGACTATGAGAATGCTAACACAGGTGAAGAATTAGACAAATTCCTAGAAGAAAATGGTTTTGAATGCTATGATAGGATCTATGTTGCGGAAAGAAACGGTAAATTAGTTGATTGCGAATATAGAAATGTAAATAGTACGTCAGATAAGACAGGTCCACGTTGGAATTCTAACTAAAATGGAAGCTCAAAACGATTTTTTAGACAATTTAGCAGCTCATCAACACGAAAAGATGCTAAGAGAGATATGGGAAGATGATTTGACACCTAGAAAAAGAAGAAAAACTGATGGAGAACTGTTTGAAAGAGCAATAATTCAGAACTTAGAGGATGAAGATCCTTATGCACAAGACGGAGAACTGTTTAATCCTAATAAACACGCTAAATAATAAAAAATATTAGCGTATAAATGCCTGTCCAACGAGTCTCACGTACTTTTAAGGACATTTCTCTGTCTTTTACACCTCATCCTGTTACTAGGGACGTAATTCCCTTGAAGAATGAGAATGCAATAGCTCGCTCTGTCAAGAATTTAGTACTTACACACCTTCAAGAACGTCCTTTCAATCCAATATTGGGTTCAAGGTTAGGTGAAAGTCTATTTGAACTGATGGATACCTCGTCGGCATCGCTTATAAGTGAAGAAATCACTGAAACCATTGATAATTTTGAGCCAAGAGTTAAATTAAGGAATGTAGAAGTCATTCCTTACTATGATTCTAACGCATTTGATGTGACAATTGTTTATGATATTGTTGGGATTGATGCTCAACCTCAATCACTCAACTTTCTATTAGAATCATTTAGATAAATGCCATTAACTCAGTTTACAAATCTAGATTTTGACCAAATAAAGACTCAAATTAAGGATTATTTGAGGGCAAATTCTAATTTTACCGATTTTGACTTTGAAGGATCGAATATGTCGGTCCTAATAGACACTCTTGCGTATAATTCTTACATCACTGCCTATAATAGCAACATGGTTGCTAATGAAGTCTTCATTGACAGTGCAACTTTAAGAGAAAACGTTGCTTCTTTGGCTCGTAACGTCGGATATACACCTAGATCGAAGCAAGCAGCATGTGCAAAGGTAAGTTTCTTCGTAGATACGTCTGGATATTCAGTTCAACCTTTAACTTTAACACTAAAAGCAGGAGTTGTAGCTGTTTCTAACACTTTTGCAAGTGAAAATTACAGTTTTGCAATAATGGATGATATAACAGTACCTGTTGTTGACAATATTGCAACTTTTACTGATGTTGAAATCAAAGAAGGGTCATATTTAACTAAAACTTTTACATATAGGGAGACTGGAGACAATGTTCCCACTGAAAAGTTCATTTTACCTAATCAAGGAGTCGATACTTCGACACTTAAGGTAAGTGTATCACCAAATAGCACTGCAACCAACCTAAAAACGGTTTATAAGTTAACTAACAACATTATTGACGTTACAAGTAACTCTCTGATCTTCCTTTTGCAAGAAGTTGCTGATGAAAAGTATGAAATACTCTTCGGAGATGGTAAATTTGGTAAAAAACTCGAAGATTCAAATTTTATAACTGTAAACTACGTTGCAACTAATGGTGAAGAGGCAAATGGCGTAAATTCGTTTACATTTACTGGAATTATACAAGACAATTCAGGAGTTACGGTAACAGAAGGTATTTCTTTACTTACAACAACATTAAAAGCAGAAAACGGAGCTACAATTGAGTCAATTCAGTCAATTAAGAAATTTGCACCTTTAGTTTACTCTGCTCAGAACCGTGCAGTGACTGCAGATGATTATAAAGCGATTGTTACCAAAATTTATGCTAATACAGAGTCAGTTTCTGTTTATGGAGGTGAGGATACAAGTCCTCCACAATACGGTAGAGTCTTTATTAGTATAAAACCAAAAAATGGTAAATATTTGTCTCAAATTGAAAAAATTGAACTTAAGAACAAATTAAAGCGTTATACAGTTGCTGGAATCCTTCCAAATATAATAGATCTTAAATATCTCTTTGTTGAGATGGATAGTAGTGTATACTACAATGCTAATGCTACAAATAGCGTAAATGCTCTTAAAACAGAGGTTATTAGCACTTTAGATACTTATGCTAGGTCAAGTGAATTAAACACCTTTGGAGCACGATTTAAGTTCTCTAAAGCATTGAACTTAATTGATAAAACTGACAGTGCTATTACTTCTAATATCACTAGAATCTCTATGAGAAGAGATTTAAGGCCTGCTTTATCAGATCTAGCAACATATGAACTTTGTTATGGTAATGCTTTCAATGTTAATTCATTAAATGGTTATAATATCAAATCTTCTGGATTTACCGTAAGTGGTATAAGTGGAACGGTTTATCTTTCTGATATTCCTAATGCAGACAGAAAGAGTGGAAGAGTAATTCTATTCAAATTACTTGCTTCTAATCAAGTTGCTATTATTAGAAATAATATTGGAACAATAGATTATGTCAAAGGTGAGATATTACTTAATGCATTGATGATTACATCTACTGTATTAAGCACTGATCAACCACTGGTACAAATCAGTGGTACACCTAAGTCTTATGATGTTATTGGATTACAGGATCTTTATTTGCAACTAGATAATAGTAACAGTTTAGTTACTATGGTTTCTGATACTATTTCTTCTGGTGCTGACGTATCTGGATCTAACTATATTGTTAGTTCTAGTTTCCCTAACGGAAGAGATGATCGTGAATCTCCTTTAGTAAGAGGAGTTCCAACTTATTCAACTATAACTGATACTGAAGCATCTACTGTACAAGAAGTCGATACTTCTTATGCAACAACTTATACAACATCTACAACATTTAGTTCTACTGAAGTAACAGCTAACACATCATCGTCAAGCGGCGGATACTCATACTAATGATAGAAACAAGAGCAAAAACTTATTCGGTAGTCTCTAACCAGATTCCTGAGCAAATTAGATCTGAGTCTCCATTGTTTGGAGAATTTTTAGAACAATATTATAAATCACAAGAGGCTCAAGGAGCACCTATTGATCTTGCTGAGAACTTAGATCAATATATTAAGAATGATTCTTTCCGTCAACAAGACCTTGTTACATCTACTAATTTAGATGGAGCAATAACTGCGTTTGATACTACTATTGCAGTTAACTCTACAGTTGGATTTCCTGATCGCTATGGATATTTAAAAATTGATAATGAAATAATAACTTATACTAGTAAAGATAAAAGACAATTTTTTGATTGTAAACGTGCTTTTAGTGCAATTACATCACTCTTTAATAATGATGAAAGTGATAGACTTACATTTACTACATCAGCTTCTGCAGCACACGTTGATGATAGTGTAGTAACCAATTTAAGTAATCTCTTTCTTGTAGAGTTCTTTAGAAAGTACAAGGAACTATATGTTCCTGGTTTACAAGATAGAGCTTTTGTTACTGGACTTGATCAATCTCTTTTTGCAAAACAAGCAAAAGACCTCTATACAACAAAAGGAACTGATGATTCTTTTGAAATTTTGTTCCGTGCTCTCTATGGTTCAAAAGCAACTATTGTAAAACCATATGAAAATACGATTAAACCTTCTGATGCTGATTATAGAATTACAGAAGATTTAGTTGTAGTTGCTCTTTCAGGAGATCCTTATAAACTTATTGGTCAAACATTATATCAGGATTCTGTTGCTGGTGTTCTTAACTATTCATACGGTTCTATCGCTAATGTAATTTCATATAATAGAGAAGGTAATAAATTTTATCAAATAAGTTTGGATGCTGGTTCTGACAAAGATATCAGTGAGTCTGGTTCTATCTACGGTAAATTTAGTGTTACTCCTACCACTAGGACTGTAACTGATGAGATTGCCGATGTAAATACAATTTATGTTGACTCTACTATTGGATTCCCATCTTCAGGAACTCTAGTAATAGATTCAAAAGAAATTACTTATACAAGCATTACTACCACTCAGTTTTTAGGACTTTCTGGTAATACCTCTGTTATTAGTAAAGATTCTCTTGTTAGATTAAAATCTAGCATCTATGGATTTGATGATGATGGAAATAAGATAACTGTCAGAATTACAGGTGTAGTATCTAATTTTGTTATTCCTGGTCCAAGTAATCAAATGGTTACTGGAGATTCTATCGATGTACAGAATCTTGGTATTTTAGAAGATACAAATAAGTCATTTACAGAATGGATTTATAATGTTCCTAATATTTTTAATATAGAGACTGTTGAAGATATAGGTAACGGTAATATTAAAATTACATGTCCAGAAGTTCATCTTCTATACATTGGTGATAAGATTACACTTATTGATCAATTTAATTCTGCAGAAAGTAGTGCTGCAGTTGTAGATGTACCATCAAGTAAAATTGCAATTCTTAGTGGTGTTGGATTTCTTGATTTAACACACACATTCAAAGCTAGAAATGAATTAATTAGAGCAGAAGTTCTTCCTGCAGTTAAACAACCAACTTATAAGTTTAGTGCAAATGTTAGTAATGCATATGATTTAAATGTAGTTGGTATTGTTAGTGGAGTTCCTTATGCAGGCCCATATCATGAGCATAAAGGTAGAAAGATGGTTGGAGCAAACCATGTTGCTGCTCGACACGATTTCATAGAGGGTAAACCAGAACATCAGACTTATGTAACTTCAGCATCTATTCCATTCTATGCAAATCAACAACTTAATGCTGACCTAAGAGGTATTTCAGTAAAAATTGCTGCTAACTTCTCTGGTGAAACAATATCTACATCAAGAAGTCATGACTTTATTACTGGTGATGAGGTTTATTATGTTCCAGGTACTACAACAACATCTGCTTTGATTGATGGAGTTGTTTCTACTTCTACAACAACTTTACCAATATCTCCTCTAACTGAAGGATCTTACTTTGCATTTAAAGTTGATGATCAATCATTTAAATTAGCATATTCTCGTGCAAATATTGATGCTGGTAAATTTATTGATTTATCTGGTAACAGTGCTGGTATCACTACACATGAATTTGCAAGTAGACTACAAGATAAAGCAATTGATTCACAAAGATTGGTAAGAAGGTTCTCTGAACCTGTATTCGATTCTTCTGGAGAAGAGTTTACAACAATTCCTGGTGAAAAAACAGGTATGTTTGTAAATGGTGTTGAACTTGCAAATTATAAGTCAAGGGATGCCATTTACTATGGAGAATTGGAAGCAATTAATGTTTTGAATGGTGGATCTGGACATGATATTATAAATCCACCAGAATTGCTTATTACCGATAATGCTGGTGTTGGTGCTACTGGTCATGTTAACGTAAAAGGTTCTTTTGAGAGAATAGATGTAAAATATGCAGGATTTGATTACTTAGAGCAACCACAAATTACCATTACTGGTGGTAATGGTTCTGGTGCTAAAGCAGAAGCTAAGATGAAGCAGGGAACACACTTTGCTTCACTCGATGTAGAAGTTGGTATCAATACAAGTGATAATATAATAGGTTTTACTACATTCCATTTGTTTAATGGTGGTGAGAGAGTATTCTACCGTCAAAACAATGGTACGGCTGTTGGAACAGGTACAACAACTTTGGGTGATGGATCAATCTACTTTGTAGGTCTGTCTAGCAATACTGCTATTACATTACATTCACATTTTGATGATGCAATTGCAGGTATTAATACTGTAGACCTATCTGACAAAGGATCAGGTACTCAAAAGTTTGAGAGTGTACAAAAGAAGAATGTTGTTGACAAAATCTTTATAACCAATCCAGGAACTGGATATGAGAACAAAAAAAGAAGTGTTATTGTTACAGGAATTAATACTGCAACTAACTCAATTAATATTGAAGATCATGGATATGAAAATGGAGAAATTCTAACTTACGAAACTACAGGAACTGCAATTAGTGGTTTGGTAACTACAGCACAATATCAAGCCATTGTTGTTGATAAAGATAACTTTAGAGTTGCTCTTGCTGGTGTTGGTGGTACTTTAACAGAAGCATATGACAATGGAACTTATGTTAGATTTACTGGAGTTGGAGTTGGAACCCACATCTTTAACTATCAACCAATATCTGTTTCCATAAGTGGAGAACTTGGTATTTCATCTTCTCTAGGTGATTATAATGCAACTATGATCCCTGTTGTAAGAGGATCTGTTACTTCCATTGATCTAACCCAGAATGGAACTGGATATGGTAACTCTGCGATTGTAAGTTATAATAGAACACCAAATATTGATTTTCTTGCTGGATCTGGTGCTGAACTTAGACCAGTTGTACAAGATGGTAAAATTGATCAGGTAATCGTTACTAGAGGGGGTACAGGATATAATGCTCCTCCAGAAATTATTACATCTGGTATTGGTACTTATGCCACTCTAACTCCAGTCATAGAGGACGGTGTAATCACCTCTGTGACCGTTGTAAGTGGTGGTGTTGGATTTGTTACTGATAGATCTTTCCTAAGCGTAGAGACTGCTGTAGACGCTGCTGGTAGAGCACCTGTTATTGAACCAAAGGTCAAAGCATGGGAACTCGATAATGTAAAACGATATAAGTCTCTTATAAAACTTGATGATGGTTTTATGGAGCCTAGCACTGCGACATTTGGATCTCAGTTTACTCATTTATATGCTCCTAGAAAACTAAGAGAAATGCTTCCTTCTCTTAAGTTAAATGGTTTGAAAGATTATGGTACATATGATTTGGAATATGAAAACGCAGAGGAAGTGTCTTCTAACCACTCACCAATACTAGGATTTGCATATGATGGTAACCCCATCTATGGTCCTTATGGATTTGCTAATATTGATGGTGGTGCCATTAGAAGAATGGTTCCTGGTTATGAATTAAACGCTACTAGACAACTTGGTCCTAGTGTTGGTGATTGGGAATTAGGTTCATTCACTAATGATTATACATTTACCAATAAAGGTGATCTAGACAAGTATAATGGTCGTTTCTGTAAGACTCCTGATTATCCAGAGGGTACTTACGCATACTTTGCAACTATTGATAGTTCTTCTCAACAGGACGCTACTTTCGATAAGTATTTTACTCCAGTATTCCCATATGCTGTTGGTGAAGCATTTAAGTCTAAACCAGATCCATTCAACTTTAGTCCAGATTCAATTACAACAAAACTTGACTTAGATAAGGGTGGTTATGTAAGAAACATCTATCCATACAAACTCTCGTTCAATGCTAGTGATTATGAATATGTAAAACGCCCAGATAAAAATATTGATGATTTTGCTTCCATAGTTTTTGCAGCCACAGGAGGCATAGAGACTGTTAATATTGAAAATGGTGGAGTTGATTATAAAGTTGGCGACCAGATAGTATTTGACAATAGAGAAACTGGTGGATCTACTGCATCATCAAAAGTAACTAAAATTGGTGGAAAGAAATTAGTTAAAATAACTTCTTCTACCACTAGAAAAGAAAATGTTACTTTTGAAGTGCTTTCTGATAAGAAAACAATTGTTGCTAGAACACCTGAACCTCATAACTTTAAAAATGGTGACTTTGTTAGTGTTTCTGGAATATCATCTCAATCTATACTTAATATAGATGGTGTTTACAATATTGGTGTTAACACATCAATGTTCAAGTTGTCCACTGGTATTGGTAACACAGGAGCCACTGGTATAGTTACCTTTATTTCAATTAATGGTGATCCTTCTGTTTTAAAACCAGACGATGTTATTGGTATATCTACAGAACAATTATATGTTGTAAATGTTGATGAATTCAATTCTAGAATTAGAGTAATAAGAGAATATGACGGAACAGTAGGAACTGCATATACTCAAGGATCAATCATTGAAGAAAAACCACGTGCTCTTACTATTAATGTTGGTGTTAATACAGATAAGGAAATCAAACTTCAGACAAGCACTTATTTTGACCCATCAGAAGTTGTAGGATTAGGAACTACTGCAGGGGTTGGTATTAACAGTATCATATCTGTAAGTGCTCCTGGTTTAGCAGTTGGTGTTGGTACTTCTGTTGCTATTCCAACAAGATCAATTTTCATTCCAGATCATAATTTTACAACTGGAGATTCATTGACTTATTCTGCTGGTGGTGGGACAGTTGTTTCAGTGTCCACTGATGGTATTAATAACTTTAATCTTCCAACTCAAGTATATTCAATAAATCTAGGACGGAATACAATTGGTCTAACAACAATGCCAGTTGGAATGGGATCTGAGGGTGTTTTTGTTGGCGTTGCTTCCACTGCAGCCGAACAACTTTTCTTCCATAGTGTTGGCACAGGAGTAACCCATTCATTAACAACTCAGGATGTTGAATTAACTGGTATATTAGAGAAAGTTGTTGTTACTGCAACTGCTACCACTGCTCATGGTCTTGGAGTTGGTGACACAATATTTTTAGATGTATTACCTGGAGTTACTACTTCATATACTGTTAAGTATAATGATTATAATAGAAAGACAACAGTAGGATTAGCAACTTTCTTACAGGGAGACGTTAATACAACTAATAACACTATTAGTATTACTAACCACGGACTTAACACTGGTGATCAAGTCATATACGAATCAACTAGTGTAGTATCTGGTTTAGATGATAACGCATCTTACTTTGTAATTAAAGATAGTGCAGATAAACTAAGATTAGCATCAAACTCTCATAACGCTAATATTCAATATCCATTAGCAGTTTCTTTAGCTTCTACTGGAGGGGCAGTAACACATTCTCTTCTTCCTATTAATCCTCTTATTGAAGTTACTAGAGGTCAGAAATTAGAATTTAATGTTGCTGATAGTTCTTTAGGAAATGTTTCTGGTGGTACAACTTTCTCAGCATTCTCAGTTAATTTCTATAGGGATCAAGATTTTAAACATGAGTTCCTTACAGAGACACCTGATCAATTTGATGTTACTAGTAGTGGAAGTGTTGGTATAGATGGTGGAAAGGTATTCTTACAAACTAATGACAAAACTCCTGAGATACTTTATTACAACTTAACTCCTGTTAATCCTGATAGAATTACTACAGTTCAATCTGAAATTGCTGTTGACAAAACTGTCAACAATTATAATACTATCAAGTTAGAGGATTCTTTATATGATGGTAACTTTAAGATATCATCTATTGGATCAACGACGTTTAGTTTTAATGTTCCAAACGAACCAGAAAAATCTAGTTATACAGATATATCTGCTCGTTTATCATATGAAACTTCTTCTGCTGGTGCTTTAGGGCCTATAGCAGATGTGAAGATAACAAATAAAGGATATGGTTATAATAGTATTCCTGGTATTTCTACTGTAAGCAGATCATATACAGGAACTGCTGCTACAACATATGGTAATGGTTGTATTTTAAGAGTAGAGAGTAATTCAATTGGTAGAGTACAAACAACTCATATTACTAATCCTGGTTATGAATTCCCATATGATCAGACTTTACGTCCAACTGGAGCATTACCAAGTCTCTTTAAGATTGATAGATTTAGATCTTTAGATCATGTTGGTATTACCTCTGGTGGACATAATTATTCTACTCCACCCAAGTTGATTGTTAAAGATAGAGTTAGTGGATTAATTTTAGATGAATGTGATATCACTACTGAAGTAACTGGATCAGTTGGTGTTTCTAGTGCTATAATCAACAAGAATACTAAGAGACTTCAAGATCCCAATCCAACTATAATACCTATTCATAACTCTAATGGAGTTGGTATTGAAACTGTTGGATTTACAACTACTTCTGCAACAGTAGAACTTACTCTTGATACTGATTTTTCTGTTGGTCAAGATTTCCCATTTGCAATTGGAGATAAGGTTCTAATTGAAGGTGTTGGTATCGCCACTACTGGATTTGGATATAATTCTAGTGAGTATGATTATGACCTCTTTACTCTTAATTCTATTACACCAAATTTAGGTGGTGCTAATCCTAAAGTTACTTTTATTCTAGAAAATGATAATCCTGGTGAATATGATCCAGATGCATCTGCTGGTAGGATAATACCAGAAAAACATTTTCCTGGTTTTGAACCAGTAACTAGAAAAGGTGATTTTAATATTAAAGAAAAAATTACTCAAGAAACTCTTACTGGAACTAAGACTGGTACTGTTATTGGGTGGAATAAAAATAATAATACATTAAGAGTTGCTACTGGTGATGTATTTGAAGAAGGCAAGCAAATTGAAGGTAATTCATCTAATCAAGTTGGATTTGTACAATCAATTGAAAAATTTGAATCTACTTTTGATGTAGGGCCTCTTGTAGAACAAAGACAAGGTAATCAAAATATAACTGGGTTCTTAAACGATTCTCGTCAAAGAATACCAGATAATGATTACTATCAATCATTCTCATATGCAATTAAGTCTCCAGTTCAATTTGATACTTGGAAAGATGTAGTTGGTGAAATAACACATACTAGTGGATTCAAAAAATTCTCTGACATGGAGATTGAATCTTTTGATGGAAGACCTAATAATGCAGATGAACAAGGTGTAGGTGTTTATGGCCAAGGCGGAAAAGGATTTCCAAATCCTGGTAGAGGAGCTGCTTCTGCATCTGTTGGTGCTCAAACCATAGATGTTAAGGTTGATTTGTCATCAGTAACTGATGTTGGTACTCAGTTAGATTTTGATTCAGCAACTGAGTTAAGTGTTGAAGTTGCTGGTATAAGCAGTGCAAATCAGATAACTGTTTCCAAAGAGATTGTTCTAGAGAATAATATTCTTACTGATTATGAGGAAGCAAGAACTAACAGGGTTATATCGATTGATGATATTGGAGATCTATTCTCTAGTACTCCTCGAACAGATCCATTTGAGAAGTTTGATTTTGTAAACAAAGATACCTTCTCTGCCCACAGATACTTCTATCATATAAAAGACACAAGATTCACTGGTGAGACTCAAACTGGATTCTTCAATATTGTCCAAGATGGTACATTTGCGTATATTAATCAGTATAGCATTGATAGCTCTGGTTTCTTAGGACATTTTGATTATGTCTTTAGTGGTGCTTTTGCTAATGTCAATTTCTTCCCAACTAAGTTTGAATTAAACAATTATGTTATAGATTTCATTTCTGTTGACTTTAACAGAATGACTGGTGTTGGAACTGGTGCTGTCACTGGAATTGGATCAACATCCATAGGAGATTTAGTTACAGTCACTGGATTTACTACAACCACTGCTATTGGAGCAGCAAGTAGTATCCTTGGTATTAGTTCTACTAACTCTGCTGGTAATAAAGTATTAGTTGAAGTTGTACAAACTACTTCTGGTATTTCTACTCATCAGTTTGCAGAAATTAATATTGTTCATGATAGGACTGGTAATGATTCAGGAACAGGATTTGTTGACTATGGATCCTTCTGTAGTGGTGGATTTATAGGAACATTTGGAGTTGAAACAAATGGTTTAACTAATTTGAATTTCTATCCAAATGCTGGTATTAATACCACGTGTGCTGTTAAGATTGTGGATTATGAATTCAATTCTAATGCTACTGGAGTTGGTTCCACAACACTAATAGAAGGAATGATGGAATCATTCTATACTGAAATTTCTTCTTCTGCAACACCTGGTGAAAATAAAATTTGTGGATTTACAAGTACAGAGTATGAAGGTGCTCATTTTATAATAAACGTTGAAGATACTACCAATACCAAGGCATCTGTCAGAGAGATGCTTGTTTCTCAATCAAGTGATGGTATTGTAGCTCAAACTTATTCTGCAGAGTATGGTGAAGTTCTTTCTTATGACGATGATGGAGATGGATTAGATGTTGGATTAGGAACTGTTGGCACTGGATATTCTGGTGGTGATTTCTGTGTATTCTTTACACCAAATGAAAATATAGCAACTAAGGTAAGAGTATTTGGACAAACACTTGAAAACCAAAGATCTGGTGGTATTTCTACTCTTGGAATAGGAGATGGTAATTCAGTTGGTCAATTCCGTGCTGGGGAAGGTACTTATAGTGGTACTCTTTCTGTTGTTAAACGTAACTTTAATCTTACTCATAGAAACAGACCAATCTTTAGAAAGGTTTGGGATCCTGAGATTGATACTTCAGTTGTTAGTATTGATGCAAATACAATCCAATTAGCAGATCATTTCTTAGTTACTGGTGAGAAACTTACATATGCTTATGATGGAAATGGTATTTCTACATCAGGTGGTGTAATTGGAACAACTGTTTTTGCTGTTAAAGTTAGTGAAGATCTAATCAGATTAGCACCTACTGCATCTGACGCTCTTGCAACACCTCCAACAGTTCTTGGATTTACCACAGTTGGAACTGGTAATAGTCACTCTATTACATCTCACAAGCAAGACACTAAGTGTTTGATTGCTCTTGATAATAATATTCAATCACCAATCGTTTCTACTGGTGTTACCGTTGGATTGGTGAGCACTATGAATGCTTCTCAAGTTAATGCTCAGATAACGGGTATTGCTTCAATGATTGGTGGTGATATTATAAAAATTGATGATGAATATATGAGAGTTAAATCTACTGGTTTTGCTGGTATTGCTAATCAATTATTATTAGATAGAGGTTGGTTGGGTAGTGCTCTTGGAGTTCATACTGCTCCTGCAATCGTTACTAAGTTTGATGGAAACTATACTATATTAGGTAACTCACTTAACTTTGTTGAACCTCCTTATGGTGAAGAAGGTTTTGCTGGATTACAAACACGTTCTACTTTCCAAGGAAGATCCTTTATTAGAACTGCAGAGTCTGATGATAGTGAAGCTTATGAAGATAATATCTTATTTGATTCTATATCAAAAGACTTTACTGGTATTGCGAAGACATTTACTTTAACAAGCAATGCAGCAAATGTTACTGGATTCTCTACCAATAATGGAGTATTCTTATTGAATGAGATTTTCCAAGGTCCAGATGTTGACTATAACCTAACAGAAGATACCAGTGGAATTTCTTCTATAACATTTACTGGCACGGCCTCATCTGTAACATCAGACTTAAATGTTGGTACTCTACCTAGAGGTGGTATTCTTGTTAATGTTGGATCATCAGAGGGAATGGGATATCAACCATTAATTTCTGCTGGTGGTACTGCTGTAATTTCTGGATTAGGAACTATTGAGTCAATATCTATTGGTAATAGTGGTAGTGGTTATAGGATCGGTATTCAAACAGTATTTGTTGGTGTAGGAACTTCAGGATCTACTGGATATCCAAATATTGTTTCAATTGGTACTGCTGTTGTTGAAGATGGATACGTGGTAAGTATTGGAGTTACAAATGGTGTGGCTTCTGGATATACATTTACTAATCCACCTAAAGTCTTTATTGATGAACCCACAGGATATGAGAATATTCCATTAGTTGCTGCTGGTGGTTCTACTACAAATGGAGTTGATGCAACTGTTGATATTACAGTTGGTCTGGGTAATAGCGTAACTAACTTTACCATTGTCAATACTGGACGTAACTATGCTGTTGGTGATGTATTAACAGTTCCTGCTAATACTGCAAACTTTGCTGGCATTCCAACAACTGGCACACCTGCAAACTTTAAAGACTTCCAGATTATTGTCGAATCAGTTCATGATGATAGTTTCTCTGCTTGGACATTTGGAGAATTAGAAGTTCTTGATAACTTTAGTCCATTCTTTGATGGAGTGAAAAAATCCTTTACAATCAGAAAAGCAGGAGTTCCTGTTTCACTTAGATCTGCTAAAGGATCTCCAATTAGAATTCAAGATAACTTATTAATCTTTATCAATGATATTCTTCAAGATCCTGGAGTTTCTTATGAGTTTAAAGGTGGTAGTGTTATCGATTTCCTCGAAGCACCTAAAGCAGGTGATACACTAAAAGTATATTACTTTAAGGGATCTGCTGAGGACTCTGTATTCGTTGATATTGTTGAAACTATTAAGAAAGGTGATAAGGTTCGTCTTCGTGATGAAGCCACTAGATCTGAAACTTTTGGATTAGATCAAAACGAACGTATTGTTAGTGGTATTCAAACTTCTGATAAGTTTAGTACAATTCAATATTTTGGTCCTGGTATTACTACTAATACTGCTATGGAACGTCCTTTGACTTGGATTAAGCAGAAGGATGATATTGTTGTTGATGGTATATATGTTTCTAAAGCAAGAATAATTAACGAGTCTGCGATTACTCCTTCTACTAGAATTATTAGTAATGTTGGCGTGGGATCAACAACAATCTACGTTGAAAGTCTACGTCCACTATTTGATGATAATGAAGAGGGATATACAGGCTCTGAACTAGATTTGATTATTGTTGATGAAGATGGACCTAAGATTGCAGCTGCAGCAACTGCTATTGTTTCTGATACTGGTACTATCAGTTTAGATTTAACGAATGCAGGTATGGGGTATACTCAAGCACCTACAGTTTCTATTAGCACATACTTTGGTGTAAGCACACTTGCTACCGCATCTGCTACAGTCAGTGCTGCTGGAACAGTCAACACATTGACTGTTGATGAAGTTGGTGCTGGATATACAAATACAACCACTCCATTGGTTCTAATTGGAGAACCAACTGGTGTTGCTGATACATTAGGAACTCCTACTGTACAAGGAGACTTTGGATTTATTTCTGGTATTGCTGCTACTACTGTAGGTGTTGCATCCACAGGATTAGTGTTTGATCTATATGTAAATGAATTATTCAGAGATGCAACGAGAGTTGGATCTGCGGTGACATTATCTGTAATATCAGCAGGAGATATCTTTATGGTACACAATTCAAATACTGGTATTGGATTAACATCCTATGGCACAGGAACTGGTATTGGTACTGTTGGTATTGGATCTACCTTTATAGATAACATATATGAAGCAATGTCTGTTTCATATAGTGAAAATTTTGTAGTTGGAGTTGGTACAACTGGGGTTCAAAGAGTCACAGTTAGTGTATCTTCTACAGAGAGTGTTACTACTGGAATTAATAGTTACTTTGGTAATTATACTTTCGGTAAATTATCTAATGTTACTAGAGATAGTGACCCACATGCGTTCAGTATTGTTACTGATGATGGTATTACTGGACTATCAACTGCTCCTGTAATTCGCAGAATTAAAAACATCAAACGTTCTTACTAAATAAAGAAAAAAAGTCTAAGTAAATGTCTGCTATTATAACAGATCAACTAAGGGTCTTGAATGCCGCTAATTTTGCAGCAGGCATTAAGACGACTACGAATAGTTATTATAGTTTTATTAATCTGCCGAACGCAACTGATGTTCAGTCAGATTGGGATACTAATACTCCTGATCCTAAAGATTCTTTTCAACAAGAGGATAGATATTGGGATACTATGATTGCGTTGAAAAAAATAAATGCGGGAGATGTAAAAAGAGTTGTAAGAAAGCTACAATGGACATCTGGTACGACATACGATTATTATAGAGACGATTACAGTAGAACCAATACTGCTGCACAGACTGGAGCATCAAACTTATATGGTGCGAATTACTATGTGATGAATAGTGATTTCAGAGTTTATATTTGTATTGCTAATGGTTTTGATCCAGATAACTTATTAGGTAAACCCTCTCTTGATGAACCTCTTCACACAGATTTGGAACCAAAAGCTGCTGGTACTAGTGGTGATGGTTATCTTTGGAAGTATCTCTATACTATTAACCCTGGAGATCTTGTCAAATTTGAATCAACTAATTTCATCCCAGTTCCTGATGATTGGACAACAACCTCTAATGCAAACATTACTGCAGTAAGAGGTAATGCAGCTCTTAGTGGAAACCAATTAAAAAATATTGTTATTACTAACAGAGGTGCTGGTTATGGTAATGCTGCTACCTATACCAATGTTCCTGTTAATGGTAATGGAAATAATGCTACGTGCTCTGTAACAGTTAACTCTTCTGGACAGGTATCTGCTATTAGTGTAACTCAAGGTGGTGATGGATACACTTATGGCACAGTTGATTTAGAAGCAGGTGGTATCACAAACACATCTGGTAGTACTGATGCTGTGTTTAATGTCATCATTCCCCCACAAGGAGGACATGGTGCGGATATCTATCGTGAATTAGGAGCAACTAGAGTTTTAGTTTATTCTAGGATTGAGAATGATGACTCAAACCCAGATTTTGTTACTGGTAATCAATTTGCAAGAGTTGGTCTTGTAAAAGATCCAGAAGAAAATGCTTCCTCTACAATTATAAGTGCAACTCAAGCAAGTGCTGTCTACGCTCTGAGATTAACTGGTGCTGGTGTTACTGCAGCATCGTTTACTCCAGACTCTAGAATTCGCCAAACAGTTGGTGTAGGATCTACTGCTGTTGGTCAGGTAGTTGCTTGGGATGCAACAACAAGAGTTTTAAAATATTGGCAATCTAGTGCTCTTGCTGGATTTACTACAGCTGGCATAGCAAAAACTAATCCAGAATTTGGATTTGAATTGCATGAATTTTCATCTACTGTAGCAACAGGTGGAACCACTATCGTTAGTGGTGGATCTGTTGATTTGAATATTGATCTAGACTATAGCGGTATTACCACCGTAATAAATAATAAGACGTATAACCTTGGACAAACCTTTTCAGAAGGAGTTGCTCCACCAGAAGTTAAGAAATACTCTGGAGAAATTATATACGTTGATAATAGGGCATCTATCACTAGATCCACTAACCAAAAGGAAGACATCAAAATCATCGTCGAGTTTTAAAACATGTCACAGGAAACGAATCTAAACGTTAGTCCATATTTTGACGACTTTGATGCGGCTAATGATTTTCATAAAGTATTATTTAAACCTGGATTCCCAATTCAGGCAAGGGAGTTAACTACATTACAATCTATTCTACAGAATCAGATTGAGAAGTTTGGAGATCATACTTTTAGAGAAGGATCTAAGGTAATACCTGGTCAATTATCTTTCCAAAAAGATTATTATGCTGTTCAAGTTGAAGCAGCATATTTTGGTATACCTGTATCTTTTTATGCTGATAAGTTAATTGGCAAAAGAATTAAAGGTGAAGTTTCAGGTGTAACTGCAAAAGTTGTTGATTATATAACTGAAGGTGATTCGGATAATGGAAATTTAACTTTTTACCTTCAATATGAAAAATCCTCTACAACTTTTAGTGGACAAACTTTTCAAGATGGAGAAACTCTTTTAACATTAGCATCAATTACATATGCAAATACTGTAATTGCTGGAAATGAAGGATTTGCAAACGCTATTCCTACAGGTGCTACAGCCACTGGTTGTGCTGTTCAAATTACAGAAGGTGTTTATTTCCTTAGAGGTAATTTTGTAAGAGTAGGAAAACAAACTCTTATTCTTGATCAATATACAAATACTCCATCATATCGTGTTGGATTACGTGTACAAGAAGAAATTATAACTGCTGGTGCGGATCCTTCTTTATATGATAATGCAAAGGGATTTTCTAATTTCGCAGCACCAGGTGCTGATAGGCTTAAAATATCTGCTGTCTTAGCAAAGAAAGAAGTTAATGAACTTAATGATGAAAACTTTGTTGAGATCATGCGTCTGGTTGACGGTGAAAAACAATTTTTTGAAGATGATTCTCAACTGTCTTTAATTAGAGATGCTTTAGCTAAAAGAACTTTTGATGAATCTGGTAATTATTATGTAAAACCATTTAATGTTAAAGTAAAAGAATCCTTAAACAATAGGAAAGGAAATAAAGGTATATACTTACCAGGTCAAACAACACAAGATGGAGGAACACCATCATCTGATTTGATGATCTATCAGATCTCACCTGGTAAAGCCTATGTTCGTGGATATGATATTCAGACAATTAGTAATACTAATTTAGATGTTCCCAAAGCAAGAACTACAAAAGAAGTAAAAGATGTTGGAATAGATTTTAACACTGGTACTCAATTCATTGTTAATAGAGTATTTGGAACTCCTAATGTTGGATTGGGAACCACCTCTTTTGTTTCGTTAAGAAGTGAGAGGATAGGTGTGAGCAGCGAAACTGCCGCAGGCACTGAAATTGGTAAAGCAAGAGTATATAATTTTTCTGCAGAATCAGTTAATCTAAAATCATCAGATCAAGATCAAAACGAATGGGATTTACGTTTATTTGATGTTCAGACTTATACAAAATTAGGAATTAGCACTGATATAGATATTTCCCTACCAGCACATATTACGGGCAATTCTAGCGGTGCTGAGGGGTTCCTGGTGAGTGCTGTGGCAAGTGGTACAGAACTAACTCTTTATGGTAATAGTGGTAGTTTTGTTAGAGATGAATCATTCTCAGTTAATGGAAATATTGTTGGACCTATCATTAAAACTGTAACTGATTTTGGATTGGATGATGTATTTTCTGTTCATTCAAATCCTGGTGTAGGTCAAACATTTAATGCTGACTTTAAGTTAACACATGCTACTACACCTAGAAATAAAACATTTATTGGTAACACACCTACATTTACAATCACACCAGGAAATCAAGGTATTTCTACAGTAACTAGTCCTGGTAATAATTTTGCAGGTATTGTAACAACTGGTGATTATGTATCATATGGTGGAACTGCTACTGATGCTAGTCTCAATAGGATAACTGCCGTTGCTGATGATGGTTCTAGTATAACAGTTGCAGCTGCAACATCAGTATCTGGTATATTCAATGGACAACTTCCAGGTGTTAATGATATTGTAACCACTAATTTACAACGTCGTTTTCTTGATTCTAGTTTAAAAGATGATAATACTTTCCTTACAAAATTACCTAATAGTAACATAAGTGATATCAATATACTTGATTCTGATATCATTGTTAAAAAACAATTCAGGAATGTAACTGTATCAGGTAGTCAAATTGCTGATTCTCAGTTCAGTATAGGTGCAGACTTTACATTCATGCCATTTACTCCACAGAGATATGTAATCTCTTATGGAGATGGTTCTCATGAACCTCTTTCTTCTGATCAAATACAAATTAGTAATGATAGCAAGACTATTAACTTTGTCAATCTTTCTGTTGGAGCAGATACTCAAACCAGGGTTGATGTAACTTTAAAGAAGAAAAATCCATCATCAAAAGAGAAGAGATTTACTGCAGCAAGCACAGTTATTACTAGATCTAATAAAGTAGGATCTGGTACTACAAATCAAAGTCTTCAAAATGGTTTGACATTTAGTAATCTATATGGAACTCGTGTCGAAGACAAAGAAATTTGTTTAAATGTTCCTGATGTTACTAGAGTATTAGGAATATATGAATCAAATGATATGACAGATCCTGATCTGCCATCAATCACATTATCTTCGTTATCTGGACCAAACGGAACAACTGCAGATTTAACTGTAGGTGAAGAAATTATATCTAGCGAAGGAGCTGTCGCTATAGTTGTTGAGATAACAAGTTCTACTCAACTTGGTATTGCTTATATTAATGATACAAAATTCAATATTGGTGATGTAGCAAACTTCCAATCTTCTGGAATACAAGCAACTGTAACCGCAGTTACGGTAGGTGATAGATTAATTTCTGCCAAATATGAAGTTGATAATGGGCAAAGAGATTCTTTCTATGACTTTGCTAGAATTATTAGAATAGGAAATGAACCAGAACCTACTCGTAGAGTAAAAATTGCATACTATCATTATGTGGTTCCATCCACAGATGAAGGAGATATACTTAGCATCAATAGTTATGGTGCAGATAGATATGATGATGATATCACATATCTTGATCCTCCAAACTTCACAGAAAGATTAACTGATTATATTGATATCCGTCCTAGAGTTTCTACTTATGATGCATCTAGTGCAACAAAATCACCATTTGAATTTGATTCAAGATCCTTTACTGGAACTGGACAAACACCTCCAAATATTCTTTCTGATGATGAAACTTTAAATGTAACATATAGTTACTTCCAAGGAAGAATTGATAGGTTATTCCTAACAACCAATGGATCTTTCCAAATTCAAACTGGAACTCCTTCAGACAATCCAGTTGCTCCAGAAACTATAAGTGGAGCTCTAGATGTTGGTACACTCTTTATTCCACCTTATACATTTGAAGCACAGCAAGTCAAGTCTCTGTTAAAACAGTATAAGAGATATCAAATGAAGGATATCACTAGACTTGATAATAGAGTTAGGAATCTTGAATATCATACTGCACTTACTTTACTTGAAAGTGACACTAAGAATATGTCCATCAAAGATGCCGATGGATTGGATAGATTTAAGTGTGGATTCTTAGTAGATAACTTTAAACATTCAACTGCTCAAGCAAATAGTGATCCAGATTTTAATGCTTCAATAGATCAAGATCTTGGTGAGTGCCGTCCATCTCATTACACAACTGCTGTTGATATGTTATTGGGTACAAACTCAATAATTGGAATTGGTCAAACTGCAGATCCATCTCAAGATTTTGCCTTTGCAAATGATCTTGTTGGAAGTGGATGTCGCAGAACTGGTGATTTAATCACTCTTGATTATACTGAAGTTGCTGCCATAGCAAATACATATGCATCTAGAACAGAAAACGTACAGCCTTTTGCTGTGGTTTACTGGAATGGAGATATGGAATTAAACCCATCATCTGATGTTTGGGTTGATACTAGAAGAATTGATGCACAGGTTGTTAATATTGAAGGTAACTTTGAAGATGTTATAGAACAGCAGGGTGCTGATCCTAATACAGGATTAATTTCTACTCAATGGAATTCATGGCAAACTGATTGGATTGGTGTTGATGTACAAGGAGAAATTACTACAGAAGTAAGAACTGAATTTGTTAACAACCCTCCAAGAAGAATACAACGATGGAGAGTTCCTGGAAGTAGAACAGTCAGAGAAACCAGACAAGTTACTGCAAGAGCTAGAGATGTTCTAGTTGAAGTAGATAATACTACAACCACTACCACTACTAATCAGTCTAGAACTGGTCTTGCAACAAGAGTTGTAGAAAGGATTGATTCAGAATCTTTAGGAGATAGGGTTGTCAATCGTCAGAATATTCCTACAATGCGTTCTAGGAATATTGAATTTATAATAACAAAAGCAAAACCAAGAACTCAATTATTCTCATTCTTTGATGGAGAATCTGTATCTAAGTTCTGCTTCCCTAAACTTTTGGAAGTAACCATGAATAATGGTACATTCCAAGTTGGAGAAACTATTATCGGTACTCCATTAATTCTAGATGAAGGAGCTAGAACTTCATCTACACCTTATGTTCAATTTAGAGCAGCAGTTCCAAATCATAAGTATGGTCCTTATAATGCTCCAACTGATACTTATTCAGTAAATCCATATCTAGATGACCAAGGAATACCTGAAGTTTATACTTCAACAGCGACTATATTAAATGTTGACACATTCAGTTTACAGTTACAACCTGAGGGACAGTACTATGGATTCCTTAATGGAACTATGACTCTTAGGGGGCAAACAACTGGTGCTCAAGCAACAATTACAACTACTCGTCTGATAACAGATAATGTTGGTACATTGATTGGATCATTCTTTATTCCTGATTCTACTATTAGTGAAAACCCAGAGTTTGCTACTGGTACAAAGACACTTCGCTTAAGTTCATCTGCAGTCAATTCATTAGTACCAGGAGTTGTAACATCAGCTGTTGAGAAAAATTATGAATCATCTGGTGTTATTGAAACTCTTCAAGAGAGTATTATTAACACAAGAAATGCTGAAGTTGTTACTGAGAACTTAACTGATAATAGAGTTCTTACAGATGTTCAAAGAAGAGTTAATCAAAGAAGAGATAGAGCAGTTCTCAGAGAAAGAACATCAACCTTTACACAACAAATTGTTACAACATGGTATGACCCTCTTGCTCAGTCATTTGATGTTGGAAATCCTAATGGTGTATTCATTACATCTTGTGATTTATATTTCTCCACAAAAGATGAAGAATTACCTTGTAGTGTAGAAATTAGAACTTGTGAATTAGGAACACCGACAACCACTGTTATACCTTTAAGTAAGAAAGAACTCTTACCAGCAAATATTAACGTATCTACAGATGCCTCTGTGGCCACTAGATTCACGTTTGATTCTCCAATATATTTGGAAGGTGGTAATGAGTATGCATTAGTTGTTGTTTCTCCATCCACAGAGTATAATGTTTGGATTTCTAGATTGGGTGAAGAAGATGTATCAACTACTGGATTGGGTGAGTCACAGAAGGTCTTAATTACACAACAACCATATTTGGGTTCGTTGTTTAAATCTCAGAACGCTTCTACTTGGACACCATCACAGTTAGAGGATATGAAGTTCACTCTGTACAAAGCAGATTTCACTGCTGGTACAACAGGAACAGTTAATTTCTTTAACCCAGAATTAGGTGTTGGTAATAATGAAATTGTAGAATTAAATCCAAACCCAATTAATACATTATCTAAGAGAGTCACACTTGGTCTAACTTCTTCAATTGCTGATTCTATCGATACTCTTGGAATTACCACTGGTGTTTCTATAGCACAGACTGGTTCGGGATTATCTGGTGGTCTTGGAAATATAATTGCTATCGGTGGATCCGTTGTAAGTAGTGGTTCTACAGAAGGATTATTAGCAGTTAATCCTGGTGCTGGATATACTGTTGCAACCACAGAAAATATTCAACCATTTACGATTACTGGTACTGGTTCTGGAATGGTAGTTACTGTCCAAGTATCCACTGCTGGATCTGTATATCAAGATCCTAATAATAAGGCTGGTTTAGTTGGTCTTGTTAGTGTAACTGATGGTGGTAGAGGATATAAGGTTGGTGATGTAGTTGGTATTCCAACTGCCTCCATGAACGGAATAGGAACAGGAGCACAACTATCTGTTGTTTCTATTGGATTTACTAATACTTTATTCTTAGATCAAGTTCAGGGTGATTTTGTTGCTGCTGGTGCTAGTATGAATTATGTTACTAATACTGGTATAAGATCTGAGATTAATGGAGAGGGTTCTAATGTAACTATCTTGAATGGTCAAGCAATTGTAGATCCTCTCTATGATGGTAAGTCAATTCAGGTTCAACAAAAAAATCATGGTATGCATGAATCTAACAACCTTGTCAAGATTGAAGGAATTGTTAGTGATGTTGCCCCAACTTCATTAACTGCTGCCTATGGTAGAGATAACACTGGAGATTTGGTTGTAAACACTGGTGCTGCATTCACTTCGTTTGAAGGTGTTGGTGTTGGCACAACTAATCCTGGATATTTGAAGATAGGAAATGAAATCATTGAATATACTTCAGTTAATACTAATACTCTTAGTGGTATAACTAGAGCACAAGATTCTACTCTTGCATTTACTCATCCAGTAAATCAACTTGTTTACAAGTATGAGTTTAATGGAGTATCTCTAAGAAGAATTAATAAGACACATAATATGTCTGAGGTCGCTAATCAAGGATCTCATCCAATCACAATGGATACTTATTATGTTGCAATTGATTCGGATGCATCATCATCTGATGGTGTTGGAATAGGAGTTAGTAGAACTGCAAGTGCTAATGGATTACCAAGTCTATACTTTGCTGATACAAAGAGTGGTGGAGAGTCTAGAATTACGGCCTCTCAGAACGTTCAATTTGAAGTTTTGACACCAAACGTACAGACTCTTATACCTAAGGGAACTTCTATCAATAGTAGAGTCAGAACTATTAGTGCTAGAAGTGTTAGTGGTAATGAAACCTCATTTGATGATCAAGGATTTGAAGCTATAACTCTTAACGAAGCTAATTTCTTTGATGATCCTCGTATGATTGCTTCTAAAGTAAACGAGAGTAGTAAATTGAGTGCTTTACCTGGAAATAAATCACTTAACATACAATGTGATTTAAATAGTAATGATAGTGATGTATCACCAGTCATTGATATTGATAGAGTAAGTGCTATTCTTACAACCAATAGAGTTGATGATACTGTTGGAAATTTTGCAAATGATTCAAGAGTTAAAATTCCTGGTAATGATCCAACATCAGCAACTTATGTTACTAAGAATGTAGGACTTGAAGTTCCTGCCACAGGAATTAAAGTTATGTTCTCTGCTAACAGAGCATCTACTGCTGATATTAGAGTTGCATACGCACTCTTTAGAAAGGATGACGCTGAGAATGAATTCCGTTATCAGTTATTCCCAGGCTATGATAACCGTAATGAAAGTGGTCAAATCATTGATGTAAGAAACAATTCAGGTCTTCCTGATACATTTGTTGCTCCTTCATTACAAATAGATAATTTCCGTGAATATGAATTCACCATTGATTCACTTAAAGAATTTGATGGATTTAAGATTAAGGTTATGATGACTGCAACTAATCAGGCACGTCCTCCAAGGATATCTGAATTCAGAGCAATTGCATTATCATGATACCTGTAAAAAATAACCATTCTCTTTACAGAGATGAAAACTCAAACGCAATTGTTTCAACTGATATGACTGCTTACAAAAACTATATTAATGCTCGAAAACATAAACAAAGTGAAAGAGCAGAAATAGATGAACTTAAAGGTGAGATCAAAGAGATTAAGGAAATGTTAAGGAGTATTGTAAATGGCAACTAGAACCTTCACATTTGATTCAACTTCTGACTATCCATCTGTCGTAGATTTGGTAGTTAACGTTGGTGCGTCATTTACTTGCACTTTTACAGTCAATGATACCTCTGGCACTGCGATAGATTTTACCAATTATACTTCACAATCTTCTCAGATGACAAAGTATGTTGGGGCAGCAGCCACTGCTACTTTTGCAGTAGGTTTCTCTAGTGCATATGATGGTAAGATGTTTATTGGATTAACTACATCTCAGACCTCAGAGTTACAAGAAGGAAGACACGTATATGATGTTAATGTGAAGACAGGAGATACTGTTTATAGAATAGTAGAAGGACAGATTATGGTAAGAGGCGGTATATCATCCACTCTTTGATAAATACTTAGAAAACTGGTGATATGTCAAAGCCTGCTTCTCGATCAGAATTAATAGAATATGGAAAAAGGCAACTGGGTGCTCCAGTCCTTGAGATAAATGTCTCTGACGATCAAATCAGTGATTTGATAGATGATGCTTTCCAGCTTTGGCAAGAGAGACATTATGATGGTGTCATAAAGATGCCTATGAAGTATAAACTGACAGCAGATGATATTAATAGAGGGAATGGTAAGGTTGGTATTGTAACAACAACAGTAACGCAACCAGCAAGCACTGGTATAGGAACTACTTCTGGTGCTGATGCTACGTTTGAATTTGAAGAGAATAGTAATTATATTAAGATGCCTGATAGCATCATAGGTGTCAATAAGATATACAGGTTTGATGGTTCTAATACCATGACCAATAATATGTTCAGTGTGAAGTATCAGTTATTCTTAAATGATGTTTATTACTTTGACTCACTTGAGTTATTGACTTACGCAATGACAAAGACAAAGTTAGAGGATATTGATTTCTTATTGAATACCGAAAAACAAATTAGATATAATATTAGACAGGATAGATTATATCTTGATATTGATTGGGGCAGTGTTTCGATCAATGATTATTTAATTATTGATTGTTGGAGAATATTAGATCCTTCAGATTCAACTAAAGTATTTAATGATAGATTTGTAAAAAGATATTTCACTGCACTTCTTAAAAGACAGTGGGGTATGAATCTAATCAAATTCCAAGGAGTCAAACTTCCTGGTGGCATTGAATTAAATGGTCGTCAATTATATGACGATGCAACACTTGAGATTGATAAGATCATGGAGAGAATGACATGGGATTATGAAACACTACCACTTGACATGATAGGCTAATGGCATTAAATCCATTTTTTACACAAGGAACCAAAAACGAACAAAATTTGGTTCAGGATTTAATCAACGAACAGTTGAAAATTTATGGTGTTGAGTGTTATTACATTCCTCGTAAATACTTAACAACTAACACTGTTATTAGGGAAGTAGTTCAGTCTAAGTTTGATGATGCATATCCACTAGAAGCATATGTCAACAACTTCGATGTCTATCAGGGAAATGGCACGGTACTGTCAAAGTTTGGTATTGAAGTTCAGCAAGATATCAATCTTACAATTTCAAAAGACAGATTTGAAAATTACATCACCCCTCTTATTAGAAATGAAGCGGGAATTAAATTATCCACCAGACCAAAAGAAGGAGATCTCATCTGGTTTCCGCTTGATGATAGACTCTACGAAATCAAATTCGTCGAACATGCAAAACCCTTCTATCAATTAAAAGAATTATATGTCTATGAATTACAATGTGAAGTATTCCGTTATGAAGACGAAACAGTTGATACTGGAATTGGTGACATTGATGACGAAACAGAAGAAATTGGATATTCCCAAACTCTCACACTTACTGGTGTCGGAACAACAGCTACTGCTGTCACCACATTTAGAAACGGCGGTATTCAGTTCATTGATCTCATTAACTCTGGAAGTGGATACAGAGCTACCCCTACAGTTGCCATTTCTTCTGCTCCAAGTGGCGGCATTACAGCTACTGCTGTAGCAATAACAACTAGTGTTGTCGGATTAACTACATCCTTTGCTGTTGAAAGTGTTCGTATCACTAATCCTGGTGCTGGATATACTGAGATACCTGCAGTAGTGTTTACTGGTGGAGGTGGAACGGGTATTGCCGTAACAGTTGGTATAGCAACAACAGGTAGTGTTGGAGTTGTAACTATTACTGATGGTGGAGATGGTTACTATGGAACTACTCCTACGGTTACTTTCTCTGCCCCAGGAACTGGTACAACTGCTACTGGAGAAGTAATTGCAGTTGGAGGCACAGTTCAATCTGTTAGATTAATAAATGCAGGTGCTGGATATACTGATGTTCCTACTGTCACAATTAGCAATCCTGGTCTACTTGGTTCAGGTGACTTCTTCTTTAATGAAGAGGTTACTGGAGGAACCACAGGAACCAAAGCAAGAGTCAAGTCTTGGGATGCAACAACCAAAACCCTTGTTGTTGGTATTGCTACAGGAACATTCCTTCAAGGAGAATCTGTTACTGGATCTGAATCATCAGCAGTTTATACTCTTGCAGTTGATACCACTGATGATTTGGTAACACCTTTTGCTGATAATGCAAATATACAAACAGCAGGAGATGATATATTAGACTTTACACGTTCTAATCCATTCGGAGATGTTTAATGCCACTCCCAGAAATACCATACGATGAATGGTTCCATAAACCTCACCCACACGATTCCATGCCTATTGCAAAAGACGAACCTCTTGAACCATCTGAGGTTTCTAACGTACCTGAAGGTGGTGGTACTACCAGAAAGGATCAATTAAAGGATGTAACTGTACATGAAAAGATGTATAAAATTGCGACTGCAAAGTATAATCCTTTTGCCATAGGTGGTTCGGAAAGTATCCATGATTTTGGTGGTGGCTCCGAACTTGTTAAATAGTAAGTAGTCGAATTATTATCTGTGTTTGAATATTTCTATAATGAGATTCTGCGAAAGACCGTAATTGGTTTTGGAACACTCTTCAATAACATACAGATCAAGCATTTAGACAGTGACAAAAAAGCTGTCAGTGTAATGAAAGTGCCTTTGGCCTATGGTCCAATCCAAAAGTTTCTAGCAAGGATTGAGCAAGCACCAGATCTAAAGAACGCACAAACTTTAACTTTACCTCGACTATCATTTGAATTTACTGGTTTAAGTTATGATCCTTCTAGGAAAGTAACTCAGACTCAAACTTTTTTAACTGCTCCGACTTCTGATAAGGTTAGAGCAAAGAAAGTCTACATGCCAGTTCCATATAATATGACATTTGAACTTAATCTCATTGCAAAATTAAATGACGATGCATTGCAGATTGTTGAACAAATACTACCATACTTCCAACCTTCTTATAACCTAACAATTAATATGCTCTCTACTATAGGAGAGAAAAGAGATGTACCTATAGTTTTAGATAGCGTTACTTTTACAGATGATTATGAAGGAGATTTTTCAGAACGTAGAGCTTTAATTTATACATTAACATTTACTGCTAAGACATATCTCTTCGGACCTATACCTGATTCATCAAGTGGTTTGATTAAGAAAGCAACCATTGATTACAGTACAAGAAAGGGTAAGGACTTTAGAAGAGAAGTTCGTTACAGCGTTACTCCTAAGGCGGTTAAAGATTACAATAATGATGGAACTACTTTCTTGAATGAAACTCTTGATGCTAAAGAAACACTTGTTACTGTAGGTGATTCTTCTGCTCTTAGTGTTAATGATAATATCTACATTGATACTGAGAATATGAAGATCAAAGAGATTGATGGTAACAATCTTGTTGTTCTACGTGGTCAAGAGGGAACCACTGCTCAAGAGCATGTTAATGGTTCTACAGTAGATCTTATCACTTCTGCTGATGATGCTCTTATTGAAATGGGTGATGATTTTGGATTCAATGAAACAACTTCATTCTTCCAAGACTTCAAACAGTATAGTCCATCTCAGAATAAGGATGTATAATCATGGCAGATTTTACGGAATTGGAAAAAACTTTTGATGTTGCAAGTGAAGTTGTAGCAGACGTTAAGAAGGTTGGTATTCAAAAACCACCCGAAGATCGGGACAAAACAGATATTAGAAATGACTACGAATACACAAGAGGCAATTTATACTCTATCATTGAAAAAGGACAAGAAGCAATTAATGGAATTCTTGAACTTGCTCAAGAGAGTGACATGCCAAGAGCATACGAAGTTGCTGGACAATTAGTCAAATCGGTTTCAGATGCCACAGATAAGTTAATGGATCTGCAAAAGAAACTTAAAGACGTGGAAGAGGAGACAGTACAAAAAGGACCATCTACTGTCAACAATTCACTTTTTGTTGGTTCTACTGCTGACTTAGCAAAGATGCTAAAAGAGGCGACTAAGGCCCAAAATAAATAACAATATGATAGACAAAACTCCTATTGCTAATCTACCGTCAATAGACGAGTTTATTGTTGAGCCTACATTACCATCGGTAGATGAATTTTTACCAAAAGAAGAGATAGTAGAGGAAGTCCAAACCATTGAAGATGCTGATGGCAACTCCTTTATAGAGGTAGAGGATGTTATCAAGGCACCAGAATGGGGTCAGTTGGTACGAATGGTTAATGATGTTCGTAATGACATACCAGAGATACCAGAGATAAAAGATTATGCACCAGAACTAGAAGAGTTATCTGCAAGTATTCAACAGGTAAAAGAAGAGATACCAGTAGTGCCTGAAGTTAGGTATTATGAAAATGAGTTAGAAGCATTACGTGAATCAATTAATAAAGTTGAAGAATCTATTCCTACTTTACCAACTTGGATTCATAAGGTTACAGAAGTTCCTGATTTTGCTTGGGTTGGAAAAGGATTCAATGTTATTGATGAAGATTTCAGAGGAGTTAGAGATACTATATCAACACTTGCTGCAAGGGTAACCAATGAGTTAGAAAAGATACATGAAGAAAGTGATACTAAATCATTTGAAACAAAGACTGATTTTAAGACTATTCATGAAAGAGTTGATATTGTAAGAAAGGATATCTTTAAAGAACTTAGAGAACAATCTACTGTTATCTGGAATCTTCAGAAGAAATTAAAGACTAACCAAAAAGAATTTGAGATAACTTTTAATGAAAAGGTGGGTGAAAGGTTTGATGCTTTTAGTGAAGTAACAAAGAAAACAGTAGACAACTTACAAGAGTCTTTTGTAGAGTCTACAGATAATCTTGCTAAGTATATGGATGGTGAGGTTAAGTCTCTTCAAGAAAGAATAGAGTCTTTACCTAAGCCAAAATATTATGAAGAGGATCTAAGAGTTATTAAGAAAGAACTTAAGAATCTAACTGAATTAAAGGCACTTGTTTATGACATACAACTAAAACAAAAAGATTTAGAACTCCAAGAAGGTATTCTGAATGAACCACCAGATACCGCAGAGAATATTGGTACTGGAACAGATCCACTAACACCAATGGATCAGAAGTTTGCTACTCTTAAAGATCTAGCAGAACATTATAGAATTTTTATTAATCGTATTCAAACCCAACTGTCAACTATGGGTGGCGGTGGTGCAGGATTCATCAAGGATTTGGATGATGTTAGTTTTGATGAGACCACTGGCACGAATAAGTTACTTATTTACGATGGATCTGGTTGGGTAGGTATTGCTAGTACTGCTCTTGCCCCTGCTGCAGAGACTCTCGACCAAACTTTAAAGCAAGGTAATACCTCTGCAATGGGGATGAATGTGAGTGGTATTACTTCTCTTAGCAATACTACTAATGCAACATCTAGTACCACTGGAGCATTAATTGTATCTGGTGGTGTTGGTATTGCTAAGAGTCTTCATGTTGCTGGTAATATATCTTGTGCAGGTACAGTCTTCTATGAGGATGTAACTAATATAGATTCAGTTGGTATTGTCACTGCTAGAACAAGATTACTTGTAGGCACAGGTGTTACTTACGGACCTACTGAGTTAGTTGTTGATGGTGATGGAAGAGTTACTGGAGTATTAACTGTAGGCACTGGTTCTATTACTCTAGATCCTTCTACTGATACTATTACTGCAGCAGTAATTGAACAAACTGATGGTGTTAAATTATCTGATAAAGCATCAATAGGAATGGTATTAGCACTCGGTTAGAAATAGAAATTGTATATATATTAAGCCCTGCAAAAAGTGAATGGCTGAGGAAGTAAAAGAAGAGATTAAAGAAGAAGAGACCGACAAAGAGGAAAAAGGTGCTCTTGGTAAGTTAAAAGATGCAATCTTACCAGACGCTGAAGAACAAGCAGCAATCGTTAGTACATTTGTACGTCTAGGCGTGTTGGTGTGGTCGGGGGGTATATTGACTCTTAATTACGTAGCTATCCCAGGCGTACCGCAACAAAAAATAGATCCAACATTTATTGCTTCGGTATTTACGGGAGTCCTGGCTAGCTTTGGAATTCAAACCGCCTCCAAAAAAGGAGACGGTACTATGAAAATGAACGGCAACGGCAACGGTTCTTCTCCTGGTCAAGTGTCTAAAGCAGACATGGAAAGATTGATTGAGAAAGCAAGTCAAACTGCACCTGCTCAAGTCATTCGTATTGAACAAGCACCTCTACAAATAGGTGGCGTTTCATCTCCAAAACCACAAAAACCTACTACTTAAAGTCATGCAAAAAATTGTAAATGTCATTGCTATTGCGTCTGGTGCTATATCTATTGCCCTTATTGGCAGTGGTGTATTTGTATATGTCAACAGAGATTCTATCATTGATACAGTTAAGCAACAAGCTATTGAAGCAGTTACTGGATCACTTGGTGGACTGGGTGGCGGATCACTTCCTCTTGGGACCAATGATCTTGGTGGCGGTGGTGGCGGTGGTAGTTCTTTACTTCCAACGCAAGCGTCGTCGGGATTACCATTCTGATTTAGACGATTATTATGAATAATGTCTTCTTTAATTATTGTAACGATACTAAAGAAGACATTAAATGATTAAATAACTACATGAGTGTTATCATCTACCAAGATCACATTGAGATCCTTGAAGAAGAAAATGCAGAACTTCAAAGAGAAGTTCTGACTCTTCGTAGGAAGATAAAATACTATCAACAAATATTGGAAGAAGAAGAGTAATAAATATAAGGAGACTTCTTATTTTCTTATGAAGGACTGTCCTGCTGGTCAATATTATTGCACCAAATCAAAAAAGTGTAAACCCATACCAAAGGGTTATCATGTCATGCGTAGTGGTTACTTAACAAAGGATGAAGATGATGGACAGAAATCTAAGAAAAACGGCAACGGAAATGGCAATGGGCGTTCAGGAACTAATGGGTCTAGTTCTGGCAACGGCAATGGCAATGGGAACGGGTCCAACGGAGGTGGCAACGGAGGAGGAATGAGTGAAGGCTCACTCCATAAATGGTTTAAAGGGTCTAAATCCAAAGACGGTAAAGGTGGTTGGGTAAACGTGGTTACAGGTGGAACCTGTGCTAGTGATGAACCTGGCGAAGGCACACCTAAATGCGTGTCCTCTGCAAAGAGAGCAAGCATGACTAAAGCACAAAGACTCTCCGCATCAAGAAGAAAGAAAGCAGCAGACCCTGGCCAGCAATCAAAGCGTGGTGCTGCAAAACCTACCTATGTTAAAACTGATTCTAAGAAAAAAATGAAAGAATCTAAAGATCTTAATACTATTGCAAAAGAACTTGACAAAGCAGTGGTAATGCATAAAAGTCAAGCAAAGAGGATAAGAAAACATGCCAAAGATATGGAAGAGGCATGTTGGAAAGGTTATGAGAAGAAAGGTATGAAGACTATGTTTGGAAAGAGATATCCAAACTGTGTAAAGAAAACTAAGAAAGAAGAAGTAGAGAATGTAACAGAGGCAGATAAGAAAGGTAAGGGTAGTGGCACAAAAGATGCTTGCTATCATAAG